AAGACAACAATTGCAAAAGCCCTCTGTGAAGAGGTTGGTTGTGATTATATTATGATTAACGGTTCAGATGAATCGGGTATCGATGTTCTACGGAACAAAATCAAAAACTATGCGTCCTCTATGTCCTTGTCTGGTGGACGCAAAGTTGTTATCATTGATGAGGCAGATTATCTAAATCCAAATTCAACTCAACCTGCGATGCGTGGTGCCATTGAGGAGTTTGCTTCCAACTGTTCATTCATCTTCACTTGCAATTTTAAGAACAGGATCATTGATCCCATTCATTCTCGTTGCACTGTTGTAGACTTCAAGATCAATGGTAGTAAAGCCAAAATGGCTGCACAGTTCTTTAAGAGAGTCGAATGGATCCTCAAACAAGAGGGTGTAGAGTATGATAAAGAAGTTGTTGCCGCTGTTATAACTAAACACTTTCCAGACAACCGCCGCATCTTAAATGAATTGCAACGGTATTCTGTGAGTGGAACAATCGACAAAGGTATCTTGGCTTCCGTTTCTGAAATTCAGATGACGGAATTGGTTAAGTCACTTAAAGGTAAAGATTTTGCTTCTTGTCGCAAATGGGTTACCAATAACTTAGATAATGATACCACACGCATTTTCCGGAATGTGTATGATACATTGTATGAACAACTGAAACCAAATTCTGTTCCACAACTGGTTCTGATTTTGGCAAAGTATCAATATCAAGCTGCTTTTGTGGCCGACCACGAAATCAATCTCATTGCATGTTTGACTGAAATTATGGTTGAATGTGAATTCAAATGAGCCCGTTTGATTATGCAGACTACATCCTCAGAAAAAAAGTACCTGAAGGTGAGTTGGATTTCAAAGATTATGCACCCTTCCTAATCAACAGGTCATTGTCCTATCACCTAGACTGTGTTCTTTATGCAAGTGAATTGAACATGTGGCCAGGTATTGACAAAGACATGCAATACCACTATCTTCTAAATAGTATCAGGCCTATGAAACGAAAGTTCGTTCCGTGGCAAAAGGCCGATTCTGATAAGAATATTGAGTGTGTGAAAATCTATTATGGGTATTCTAACGCCAAAGCTAAAGAAGCTCTCCGTATTCTTACTGATGAACAAATCGCTGTTATAAAAACAAAAATAGATACAGGCGGAGTGAAGAATAATGATAGAAATTAAAGATTTGGTTGAGGTGACATTGGCGGAAAAGGATGATTTTCTTAAAGTTAGAGAAACATTGACACGCATCGGCGTTGCATCAAAGAAAGACAAAACGCTTTATCAATCATGCCACATACTACATAAGCGTGGACAATATTACATTGTACACTTCAAAGAGTTGTTTGCATTGGATGGTAAACCGACAGACATTAGTGAAAATGACTTGTCTCGTAGGAATGCCATTGTGAATCTATTGGAAGATTGGGGTCTATTAACTATCGTTGATAAGAAACAAACGGAGACACCAGAACCCATATTCTTATCACAGGTTAAAATCATTTCACACAAAGAGAAGTCTGAGTGGCAATTAACACCAAAATATAACATTGGTAAAAAACCACAAACTCCACAGTAAACTGTATAAATAAAGGTGTTCTTAGTCCCTCGGGATGGGAACTACCATGCCTCTGAAGGGTAGTAAAATAACCAGAGGCACCAATATTGCCCACCTTAGGGCCGTTTAGATGTTTCGGTAAAAAATATCCGTGTTATTACACCTCCAACACGTAAGTTTGGACCAGTATAAGGTAAGCTGGAAATACCGTCATGCCTTCGGGGTGACAAATTTTAACTCGCTTAATAGGAGAAATTATGTTAAATAATATTAACACCGCCATCGACACGTTCCAAAGTGTCAAAAGTAAATTCGTTGAAACCTGCGTTGATAACGAAGAACTTAAAAAACCACTCAATGCGTTCATCACAGCACAGACCACTTTTGCAAAGACTGTAGCTAAATCTCACAACGACTTCTTCACTTCATTGGCTATGGCAGCATATGTCTTTGATGCGAAAAAAGCCTTTGCTAAGAAATAAGGAGAACACATATGACTACTTTTCCCTCTATAATGGATTTCCATAAATTCGATCCGTTCGCAGTAGGTTTTACTGATGTATTCAAAGACTTGCAAGAAATGTCCAAGACTGTGCAAAAAGCAGTTTCTTATCCACCATATAACATCAGACAGATTAAAGAAAACAAATTTGTCATTGAGATGGCTGTGGCCGGCTTTGCAAAATCTGACATTGAAGTTACCTTAGAAGGCAACAAACTGATTGTGAAAGGTCTCTCACAGGACACAGAAGCACCAGAATCCTTCATCTACAAGGGTATTGCTAACCGAAATTTCACCCGTGAATTCAAACTCAATGATAAAATTGAAATTGAAAATGCCGAAATGGCCAACGGAATGTTGAGAATTTGGTTGGAAAACATTGTCAAAGCTCAAGATGCAATCAAAAAAATTGCAGTTAAAGAGAAGGCTGACAAATGAAAACACTTACAAAATTTATATTAAATTTCGTTGAGTGTATACAAGAAACACGAGCCATGAAGGCTGAGTTGTATGTGAAGAACCACTTTAAAGGTTCCTGAAATGTTAAATTGGTGGCCCGCCTCGGATGAGGAGTGGGACCGGTTAAACTATCCGGAAAAATATTTACCAACTAAGTGATAAAAGGGGCTTGACAGGCCCCTTTTTTTCCTGTATAATTTATTCATTATGTCAAAAAAACAATTTAAATCAGTACACCAACTCAAAAAAGTTCGGTCTAAATTTAATCCAACGGATATTTTCTACACAGATTCTTCTTGGGAAACCAAAGAGGTTGATGGTGTGGTGTTCATCTACGTCATTAAAAATGTCGGCCTTAGAGAAACACCAAAGCTGATGCGAAAAGAATCTTTAGAAGTTATTCGTTGATTAATGGGCCTCTAGCTCATGTTGGTTAGAGCAGCGGACTCATAATCCGTTGGTGCCGTGTTCGACTCACGGGGGGCCCACCATTTTTTTATAATAGGAATATAATGAAAACTAAGTTCTTGGAGGCATACATGAAGGTTGCCGAAAGTTTTTCTGAACTCTCATCAGCCAAAAGACTACAAGTCGGCGCAATCGTTGTCAAAGAAGACCGTATCATATCTATTGGTTACAACGGTATGCCTTCTGGCTGGGACAATGAATGTGAAGAATTGGTTTATCGGATTGCCGAAGAACCGATATTGAAAACGAAACCAGAGGTCCTACATGCTGAAACTAACGCGATTGCAAAACTTGCTAAATCTAACGAATCTGGTTTGGGTGCTACTATGTTCGTTACCCATGCTCCATGTTTGGACTGTGCCAAACTTATCTACCAAAGTGGTATTAGTAGTGTTCTATATAGGAACGCTTATCGGGACACTAGTGGTGTTGCGTTTTTGGAAAAATCCGGAATAAGAGTAACAAAGATTGAAACCGCTAAATAGATAAGGTGTAACAATACTAACTTTGGGGGAGGTACTATGCAGGTTAACATAATTAATTGTCCTGATGTAGATTTTAAGCCTTTCGTCCAGAGAGCCACCCAGTTTTATGCCAAAGAACTTATCACAAATTCACGCATAAGAAACAATTGCCATGTAGAAATACGCTTTGATAACAAGTTAACTGAGTATGGTTATGCAAGTATTGTTGATTATAATTCACGGAAGAAACCAAGAAACTTCTTAATAGAAATTCACCCTAAGTTAGGTTCCAGAAGAATACTCAGTACACTATCACATGAGATGGTACATATCAAACAGTATATTGAAGGTGAAACTAACGACCAATTAAACACATGGCGGGGTAAAAAGATTAATCCGGACGAAGTGGACTATTGGATTCAACCTTGGGAAATTGATGCATATGGAAGAGAAACTGGTTTGTTAACAAAGTTTGCAATCTCAGAAAATCTATGGGAAATATTTACGGATTTTGTTAATCCAGCAGGTCCAATCCGTACACATCCGATAGCGTGGAAAATTTAATTTTAAAATATTTTTAAAAAACCGCTTGCCAAGACCAAAAGTTTACTATATAATACAAACATCGTTAAGAAATTTAGAAAGAACAAAGTGTCCCTCATATCCTTTAAACCCTCATCGTTGCAGACGGAGTATCACACAAGTATTAATTGTGGTGATGCGTTATGGCGCGCCGGGTTTTGTGTACAAGGATTGGACGAATAAAAGTTCAAGTAAAAGATTCTTAACACAAGACCCTGTTCTAACAAACAGGGTTTTTTTTTGCCTTTAAATTTTAATGTGTTGCAACCAAACAACACACTGTATTGACAAACCATCGAGTTCGTTGTATAATACAGACTGTTCATTAAAAATTTGTTGTAGTTTTTCTCGGGGATTGTGTAGTGGTAGCACAGCAGACTTTGACTCTGTTAGTGAAGGTTCGATTCCTTCTTCCCGTACCATATAAAAACACACTGCCGAGCGGTCAAATTGCGTAAGCAGATGAGTAGTGTGTTTCTATATGGTGACTATAGATAAACACACTTTCAATCTGAATTGACAGATACAAACAACCAAGGGGATCCGCTGGACTTGATCCAGGTGCATTCTGAATTGACAGGAATAAGGTTGTAAGGGGAGCCAAGTGTGTTTTTCTATGGAAGATGATGCAGCGGGGATGGTCCTGCGACTGGCCTTGAAAACCAGGTTCTCTTAATCGGGATGGGGTTCGACTCCTCCGTCTTCCACCAAGTTTCTCGGTCAGTACAGTGGGATGTGCAGGTAGACAATACACGGACAAGGTTCGAATCCAAACTGAGAATTCAATATTGTTAGGAGTTATTATGCAAGAAAATTTAATTTATCGTTTAAGAAAGCGTGCTGAAATTCGCAGACAGATTCCTACAAGAAAATCGGTGCAAGAAAATACACCGGATAGAATTGCAGATTTACTAGAAGAAGCTGCAAATAGAATTGAAGAATTGGAGAGTGGGCAGGATGGTAATGCAGCTGATTGCTAATCAGTAGACCGTAGAAATGCGGTCACAGGGTTCGACTCCCTGACTCTCCACCAAAATATGCCAGCGAGACTTGGGAGTCAGAGAGGTCTTATAAGCCTTTTAGCGCCAGATTAGCGTTCTTGAGAGGGTTCAATTCCCTCCGCTGGTACCAAATTTTAGAAGTTATATGTGCGTGTGTAGCTGAACGGTTAGGCACCTGATTGCAAATCAGTATTATGCAGGTTCGATCCCTGTCACGCACTCCAGGTAAACATTAAGTAGTAGTGTTGTTAGGATAATACACTACCTTAAAAAGTTCTTGACGAAAAGTGTGGAATGAGTTATACTCTATCCATAGATTGAGAAATCAATCAAATGTTGTTTAAAAATTTATTGAATGTATACACCATTCGTCTAACGGTTAGGACGCTGCCCTTTCAAGGCGGAAGCGAGGAGTTCGATTCTCCCATGGTGTACCAAATTATTTTAAGGAGACAGTATGAAGAAAAGTAGCAAGACTCGAAAACGACAGGGGTGAAACTTTAAGGTGAAGTAACTGGCTTTTAACCAGTAAAATTCGGATCGTTCCCGAACGCCCCTACCATATAAAAACACACTAGCATAAAGTAACGAGCCCGTTTAGCGGCGGGTGTTATGAGTTACTCCTATGTCAATCCTCGGGCGGGGAGCTAGCAACGCGGTTCGACTCCGTAGTGTGTTTCTATATGGTGAAACTATTCAAGTTCAATGGTCACACGCCCTTGCTTGAAG